CGTGATATTTCCACGAAAGACAGCGCAGGCTGGATGGAAGTATTAGAAGGCCAAAAATCTTGGACTCTATCCGGCGAGGGCTTGGTAGTGTACAATAATACCGGAAAGGCAACGCCTGACGATATTTACACGCTTTTAAGCAACCGCGCTGCGGTAGCTATTGAGTTCGGTTCAGAAACAACTGACGAGAAATACTACAGCGGTAGTGGTTTCTTTACTGAGTTCTCAACCGATGCGGGAGTAGAAGATAACGCAACGTTCTCTTTCTCATTCCAAGGAACTGGCACCTTGACTCAAGGTACTCAATCATAATATCAGTAGGGGGGCTTAGGCCTCCCTATTTTAACATCACACACAACAATGGAAACAAACTTGATAAAAGTAGGCGAAAAGACATACCCTGTAAAGTACGGGTTCAATGCATTAAGATTGTTTTGCAATGCCAGCGGCATTGGATTGCAAGAGCTTGAAAAGATAGGAGAAAACATAAGTATAGACCACGCCATCAATTTGGTATGGGCGGGAATGAAAGACGGTGCACGAGCAGAGAAGCAAGCCTTCGATCTTGACACTGATGACATTGCCGACTTGCTTGATGAGGATATGAGTATCATTCAGCAGTGTATGGAATTGTTTGTTGCCTCCTTTGTGAAGCCAGGAGCTGAAGAAAAAAAGTAAACGCCCAAGCCTCGGAATCCCTTGATTGGGATACACTGGAAGCGGTAGGTTTGGGTGAGATGGGAATGAGTGTTGAGGAGTTCTACAATATGACTCCGCGACAATTCCAAAACAAAAGAGAGGGCTTCCAAAACCGCATTCAGTATGAGACTGAATTGGTATGGGAAACCACGAGGTGGCAAGCAGCGGTAAACATTGCACCACATACGAAGAAAAGATTAGGCCCTAAAGACTTGGCTGTATTCCCTTGGGATAGCAAGAAGCGAGTACATAAGGCTGCAACATACGAAGAGGTGCAAGAGGCAATTAAAAAGGTGTTTGGTAAATGAGCCGTACGGATATAGATTTTAAGATTGGCGCGGACTTAAAGCAGTTTCGCGGTGCAATGGGCAACATCGACCACAGCTTGAAGAAGTTAAGCGGTGGTTTTGGTGCTTTAGGTGGAGTGATTGGCGCTTCCTTTGCGATTGATATTATACAGCAGTTTGCTGCTGAATCTATAGAGCTTGCATCTAAGATGGAAGGCGTTGAGGCGGCTTTTAATCGACTCAATGACCCTAACCTACTTGACAACCTTAGAAAAGCCACAGCGGGTACCGTTGATGACTTAACCTTGATGCAGACGGCTGTAAAGGCCGAAAACTTCCGCATCCCTATGGATGTGCTTGCAAAGGGTTTGGACTTCGCACAGCGCAGAGCACAAGCTACGGGTGAGAGCGTTGACTATATGGTTGAATCGTTTGTCACTGGTTTAGGGCGGCAATCGATTAAGATTCTTGATAACCTTGGTATTTCTGCCGCTGAACTTAGAGAGCGGATGGCAGAGGGCGCTACAATGGCTGAGGCTGTTGGTGCAATAATGGATGAGGAGTTCAAGAAGGTTGGTGAGCGTGTTACTACCACATCAATGAAGGTAGACCAGCAGCGTGCTTCAATCACCAACCTAAAGACTGAAGTAGGTGAGAAGCTCCTACCTGTATACTCTGCTTTCCTTGATAATACAATCAAAGGGCTTGGTAAAATCAACTTTATCCTTGATGACCAAGAGAAAGGCTACAAGCGGCTTTTTGTTGCTGTACAATCTTACTTTAATATCACAAAGTTTGGTTTAGATTTAGTGACCAACCCTACCAAGGCACTTCTCTCTTTGCTTGGAGAAACTGAAGAAGAGGTTAAAGAGATGAACGCTGAGTTCACCAATGGCCTCCCAAAAATTGAGGACTGGAAGAACAAAGTACAGCAATGGGTTCCTTTACAAAAAGACCTTAATAAAGCCACCGATGAATCAACTGAAGCAACTGATGAATTTAGCGAGGCTATAGAAAGAACGCGAAACGAAGCGCACTTCTATACTGAAACAATCCACAGGCTTAAGCAAGCTCACTCAATGCTTGGTAAAGCGCAAGAGGCAGCTTTCCAGCCAATGATGATGACCTTACAGCAATATAGAGAGTTCTCTAATGAGCTGCTAAGATCACAAGCCTTAGAGAAGGGTTTAGACTTGACTTATGATTTAGAAGCAGCAACCTTTGACGCGGTTACAGCATTCAATGAATTAGGCAGCACTATTGGAAATGTATTAACTGCATCCTTTAATGCCGCTTTAACAAGTGGAGAGAGCTTCTTTAAGGTATTCGCTGACGGTTTAAAAGCAATGCTTGCACAACTTGCCGCAACTATTGCAGCGGCCTTGGTTCTTAGCGTTGTTATGGCTGCAGTATTAGGAGGAGGCTTAGGTGCTTTATCTATGCAATCTATTGGTACAGCATTCAAGCATTTCGGCGGCCCTTCAATGGGAGTGCCAAGTTTTGGAATAAACGGAGGACTCGGTGG